AACCAAGTAAGAACAGAAGTTTTAGCAGAAACTCTGATCATACTGTAAAGAAAAACACACCCAAGAAAAAGCGGGTGACTAAAAAGAGAACAACAAAAAAGAAGAAGTGATATGCAAGTAGTAGAGGACAAGACTCTCGTACTAAGAACCAGAAACCCAGACAAAATAAAACAAAGAATACCTAAAAGCAAAACTTTAGATATTACTGAAGACGTGCACACCATGTCAGTCAACTGGGATTTAGCTACCGCACAAAGATTAGCGGCGTTGCGTATGAAAAACATACCTAGCCCGATTACTCGTGACTATGATTGGGGTGGAGTGTTTCCACCAATGGAACACCAGAAAACTACAGCCGAGTTCCTAACACTAAACCCACGGTCATTTTGCTTCAATGAACAAGGCACAGGTAAGACTGCGGCTTGTGTTTGGGCTTCTGATTATTTAATGAGTCAGGGATACATAAACAGAGTTCTTATTGTTTGCCCCCTGTCGATTATGCAGAGTGCGTGGCAGACAGACTTGTTTCAATTTGCTGTACATAGAAGCGTCGGGATAGCCTATGGGTCAAGAGAAAAACGCATAGATATAATAAAAGAGAACTATGAGTACGTCATTATTAACTACGACGGAGTAAACGTCGTGCAAGATGAAATAAAGGCGGGTGGGTTTGACTTAGTTATTATTGACGAAGCTAACGCATACAAGACAGCCACTACAAAACGGTGGAAGACAATGGCTAAACTTATCAACGCTAATACTTGGATGTGGATGTTGACTGGTACTCCGGCGGCACAATCTCCAGTTGATGCACATGGGTTGGCTAAACTGTGCGTACCACACAATGTAGCTCGCTCTAAGACAACATACCGCGATTTAGTGATGTATCAAGTCAGTCGGTTTAAATGGATACCTAGGCCAAACGCATTAGATATTGTATTTAAGACATTACAGCCTGCCATACGGTTTACTAAAGAAGAATGTTTAGACTTGCCTGATATAGTCTATATCGAAAGAGAAGCACCACTAACCAAGCAACAAGAGCACTACTACAAAGAAGTTCGTACTGAGTTTTTGATGTTGGCAGAAGACGAGATAGTAACAAGCGCTAACGCGGCGGTTAATATAAACAAATTACTGCAGATATCTTGCGGGGCGGTTTACGCAAATTCTGGTGCTACGGTAGAGTTTGATGTGTCGAACAGACTAAATGCAGTAAAAGAAGTTGTAGATGAGTCGATAGCTAAAGTTCTTATATTTGTACCGTTCAGACATACGATAGATTTGTTAGATGACTATTTAAGTAATCAAGGCATTACAGCAGAGTGCATTACGGGGGACGTTAACTTACCCAAGCGAACAGACATATTTAAACGATTTCAAACCAACGACGACACTAAAGTTCTTATTATACAACCCCAAGCGGCGGCTCACGGTGTCACACTTACTGCGGCGAGTACGGTGATATGGTACGCGCCCGTAACAAGTACCGAAACATACCTACAAGCAAACGCTAGGATTAATCGTAAAGGACAGACTAATAAGATGACTGTGGTACACATACAAGGTAGCCCAGTTGAAAGAAGATTGTATAAATTATTATCTGGAAAACTTGCAACTCATACCCAACTACTTGATTTGTATAACGAAGTAATTAAGTAATATATGTTTGCAATGTGTACATATATGTGATTTAATTTATATCCACAATTTGACTCTTACAAGCGGAGTATGAAATGACTGAAGAAACTGATTTAGATTTAGAATTACTTGCTGAAACTGTTATCAAGATACGCGAAGAAATAGCCAAGGTACAGAAAGAAGCTGACAAGAAGATAAACAAACTAAAACAAGACAGAGAAAAGATAGAAGCGCACCTACACGCGCACTGTCTTAAAGTTGGCAAAGGCAAGTCTATGTCAGTTAGTTTGGGAAACACCACGACAATGTTACAGACCAGAGATAAGTGGTGGACATCTGATTGGAACGCATTTTACGAATGGATTGTAGAAAACAATGCGTTTGACTGCCTTGAAAAGCGTATTAAACAGTCAGGTATGCGACAGTTTATAGAAGAAAATCCTTCAGGTGCAGAAGGCTCAATACCTTTACCTTATGGTATCAAAAACGATTCTAGCTACAAAATAGTAGTACGTAGGGTAAAAAGATAATGGAGGCCGCGTATAGCCGTAAAGTGCAATACGACGATAGTGCTTGGGAATTAGTTAACGAGCAAGGAGTGCTTGCATCTTGCGAAAGAGACTATATTGACCTTGTTATTGTCAACGAAGCACGAACAACATCCCGACACTACTACGAAGGGGACTATGAGCAGGGCGCGAGCCGATTACCTACGTGTTGGACTGGTGACGACAACCGGGGGCCGGATATAACAGCAAATAAGAAACAACACACAAGTTGTGTTCTCTGTAAGCAAAACATACGTGGTTCTGCAAGCTACAACACTAAGGCATGTAGGGTATTTACACGCATCGCTGTGGGGTTTATTACTGATAAAGAAACAGCGCAGGGTGTGTTTCAGTTGCAGTTGCCTTCGTCGTCGTTGTTTGGAACTGCCCCAGATAAGAAAAATGCAAAAAGATTGCCGTACACAGCGTACAAAAAATCTTTAGATGTTCATGGTTATAAACCAGAACAGATGATTACACGCATATCTCAAGACGAGAATGTGTCGTACAAAAAGCTACTGTTTGAAGCGGTCGGCTTTGTACCAGAGACTTTTACATTATTGGTAGAAGATTTAACTAATAGTGTAGATGCAATATCTGCAGTAAAAACTAAGTTTACTGTAGAAGAATACAATCCATTTAAACCAATAAAGGAATGACTATGGCTAAGAAGACTTACACACGTTTTAATATTAACAATGTGGAGGCTATGTACCCACGCATGGATAAACCCTATCACTTCGATAGCACTAAACAAAAATCTATGCCGTGTGACGCATTTGATGATGGCGCGGCATACTCAATGTCGTTCAACATGACAAAGGAACAAGCGGCAGACCTGTATAAAAACATGGTTACTGCTTGGGATGAAGGCAAGGATTCTAATTGGCCTGAGAAGATCGACATGCCATTTAAGAAACTGGATGACGGTCGTTTTCAAGGCAAGACTCGTTTAGCGGCGGCTTATGGTCAAAATGCTACACGCAAGCCCTCACAATATGATGCTAAAAGCGTTAAGTTAGATGACGACTTTCAACTTACTTCTGGTAGTACCGTCAATATTAACGTCGAGTTAGTACCATACAAGATGTCTAACTCAGGAGTATCACTACGTCTACGAGCTGTACAGGTGGTGTCATTAGCAGAAATGGCAGAAGCTAATCCGTTTGGCGAAGTAGATGGCTACTCAGCTAAAACTGAAGATGACAACCCGTTTGGTGAGTCAGAAGATGTGCCTGTAGCAGAAGTAGAAGATGTACCTGCTCCAAAGACAAGACGTAGCAAAAAGAAAGCACCTGCAAAAAAAGATGATGCCAACGAGCTAGATGACATCCTTAATCAGTTTGCAGATGACGATAAGGTAGACGATTGATGTCAAACAGCAGGGGTTTTAGCAATAGGTATAGCCTAAGTTTGTTGCGGCGCAATAAAGAAGCGTATAGCAGGAACGTGGACGCTAAAGACAATTTGGGAGTAGTGTTAGGTAACTTTTGTATAACTAATAACATCCCAGTCCAAGAAGTTGCTAATCATTTTGGTGTATCAAGACGGACAGTGTACGCGTGGTTTCTTAATAAATGGAAGCCACGCAATAAGCACGTCGGGGACATTACAAAATTTATAAAAGCATACAAATTGGATTTGGATAATGATACAAACACTAACGAGAATACTTCCAAGTGAGGGTAGTTATTGCCTTGTTGCCATAAAAAAACCATTACCAATACAACATAGTTTTTATAATACGTTAGAAGAACTACAAGATAACGCAAAGAAGCGTTTGAGTAACGGATGGGATGTTTTCTACGGCTGTTCAACTTTTAAGGATGGATCTTCTAGGAAAGCACCTAATGCGTTGTTGGTAAAGTCTTTTTGGCTAGACTTAGATTGTGGTCAGGGGAAACCTTTTGACAGTCAAGCTACTGCGCTTAAAGCGCTTAAAAGTTTTTGTGAGGCAACAAACCTACCTAAACCTACGCTAGTAAACAGTGGAAATGGGGTGCATGTTTACTGGATTTTAAAGGAAGCTATAACCCCTGATGTGTGGGAGCCTGTGGCAGAGGGGCTAAAGCGGCTATGTAAAGATAGCTCGTTTGAAGCTGATCCTGCGGTTACGGCTGACGTAGCTCGTATATTAAGAGTGCCAGACACACTTAATTTTAAGTCAGACCCTCCTAAAAAGGTAGAAGTTTGGCAGGAGCAACGTGAAGAAACCTATCTAAGTATTGATGAATTCAAGGATATAGTCGGCGAAATTAAAGTTAAATCTGAACCATTTGATTTGTCGGCGTTGCAAAAGAATCAATTAGATAAACAGCAGTCTAGGTTTGCAACTATAGTTAAGAAAACTGTTTCTGGTTTCGGATGCGCTCAAATTAAACATGCTTTAGTTAATCAAAAAGATATAGAGGAGCCACTTTGGAGGGCTTCCGTATCTATTGCGGTAAACTGCATAGACGCAGATAAGGCTATACATATAGTCTCTAACAAACATCCTGACTACGACCGAGAAGAAACCCTATACAAAGCAAGCAGGCTAGTAGACAAACCTTATAGGTGTACTACGTTTGAGTCTTTGTCTTCAGAACACTGTGCAGATTGTCCTAACAAGGGGAAGATAGGCAGTCCTATTGTACTAGGTCGAGAGATTATAGAAGCTGGGGAAGTTGAAGCTGAAGACGGTTTTGTACCGCCAAAGTTGCCAGATCCTTATTTTTGTTCCGCTAAAGGTGGTATATACAAAAAAACTAAAGACGTAGAAGAATTAGACATTGAGATATATAAAAATAACTTATTTGTAATAAAGCGTCTTAAAGATAGAGAACGTGGCGAGTTGGTGTTTGTGCGTTTAGAACTACCTAAAGACCCTCCTGATACGTTTATGGTTCCTTATTCTACTATGTCTAGTAAAGAAGAACTTAGAAAACTCTTATCCCAGAAGGGGATACTACTTAAACCTAAGAAATTAGATTTGATGATGCACTATCTAATTGATTGCGCGGAGCATAAACAATATGAAGTTGAGGCTGAGATTATGAGGACGCAGTTTGGTTGGGCAGATAATAACGGCAAGTTTATTTTGGGAGATCAAGAGTTTGGAGCGAACACAAAAAAATTCTCTCCTCCATCTTCAGTAACAGAACGCCTATGTCCATACTTTGAACCTAAAGGAACTTTGGAAGAATGGAAGAAAGTTATATCTGTATACAACATGCCTAATTGCGAACCTCATGCGTTTGGATTCTTTACCGCATTTGGTGCTCCAATAATAAAACATCTAGGGTACAACGGGGCTATGATTAACCTGATTAACTCCCACAGTGGTACAGGTAAGTCAACCATACTCAAGGTGTGTAACAGCGTCTACGGGCATCCTGATAAGTTATTAGCACAAGAAACAGATACGTTTGCTCACAAGATGAACCGATTAGGCATTATGAATAACTTGCCTTACACCATAGACGAGATAACCAACATGCCGCCAGAATCGGTATCGACACTGGTATACGGCGTATCTCAGGGTATGGGGCCGGGGCGTATGCAGTCTCAGAACAATATGGAACGAAAGAATGACACTACTTGGGCGTTGATTGCACTAGCATCTAGTAACTCATCTATGGCAGAAAAACTTAACTATATGAAGCAATTTGCTGATGGCGAGATTATGCGATTGCTAGAGTACCGCATAGACTCAACTAGCAATTTGTCTAAGAAAGAAGCATCTCGCTTATTTGAATCTGTTTTACTGCAAAATTACGGCGTAGCAGGGGGGATATACGTTCAGTATCTAGTACAAAACTTACCTTCTGTAATGAAACTAGTTAAGGCAGTACAAGAGAATTTAGATAGCCAAGCAAATCTCATTGCTAAAGAAAGGTTCTGGTCGGCTGTTATATCGTGCAATATAGCGGGTGCAACCATTGCTAAAAAGCTAGGGCTGATAGATTTAGATGTAGCTAAAGTGCGAGATTGGGCGGTTAACCAATTAGTACCTACTTTACGCGACCAAATATCCGAACCAAATATTGATTATGTTGGAATTATAGGGGCATTTTTAAACTTCGTAGGTTTGAACAATGTTTTAATTCTCAATAGCACTACAGATAAGCGTACAGGAATGTATGAAGTACCTATTAACGAACCTAAGAATGAGATGAATGTTCGTTATGAGATAGATACTAAGATTCTATACGTCTTTACTAAAACTTTACGTAACTACTGCGTTAAAGAGCAAATCATGGTTAAAGAGCTATTGAGAAACCTTAAACAGCAAGGGGTGTACATAGGGGTAGAACGGAAGCGTATGGGTAAGGGTACTGCTTTAAACTCTCCTTCAGTAGACACACATACATTTAAGTTAGACGAAAGTGTAATAGATGTAGACAATTTTATAAAAGAGACTAGTGATGATTGAAATACATGGAATTAATTTTGATGTCCAGTGGGATAAGTTTGAACCACACTCAAGTTTCTTTATCCCGTGTCTTGATACTAAAGAAGCTAAACGAGTTATTAAGCTAGAGACTACTAGGCACAAGTTTAAAGTACGGATGAAAACAACAACAAAAGATAAAGTACGCGGCGTTCGTGTATGGAGGGTGGAATAAAAAACCCCACCCTGAGAAGTGACTAAAAACAGGGTGGGGCTGTCGTAGCTCTTTACGGGTGCGAAAAGCTACATCCTAGCAGGGGCATAGCAATACCAGTAAAGTAAGCGTAATTATATTAAGTTTATTATAAAGTGTAAACCCTTAGTCCTTTTTCTTTACCTTTTACATAAATTTCGTTTACTAAGTTCAACACTTTAACCGACGCTTTAGAAGTAGATTCTCCAATCAATAGGTCTACTTTTTGTTCTTTGGTTGCAGATTCTAACCTTGCCGCTGTGTTTACAGCATCTCCAATCGCCGTATAATCGAACCGGGACTCGCTTCCCATGTTACCTATTACTGCCTTACCGCTATTTATACCAATACCTATCGCTATAGCTGGCAGTCCTTCTTGCTGCATTTCTTGATTTAAAGCCTCCATGTTCTCTATTATCTGCAAGCCACAATCTATTGCTTGTTCTTCGTGGTCGGCTTGGTCAAGTGGTGCGTTGAATATAGCCATCATTGCATCACCGATGTACTTGTCTACCATGCCGCCATACTTTTGTACTGCGGCTTGCTGTGCCGTCAACGCTTTGTTCATAATATAAGTAACTTTTTCTGGGGGCAGGCTCTCCGACATACTGGTAAACCCACGAACATCGGTAAACAAGAACGTCGCATACCGCGTTTCACCCCCTAATTTTAGCTGTTCAGGGTTCTTTTGGAGTTGTTTTACCTGCCTTGGGTCTAAATAATGCTCAAATTGACGCTTTATTTGTTGCCTAAGTCGATACTGGGTGCGGTAATTAAGATAGAAAGCGACCGTAGAGGCCAAAATCTGAGTGATTAATGCCCAAATTACGTCGATTAACAGCCCATTTGCAATAAACTGCACTCCGGCATAGGCGGTTGCACTGAACACAATAGACGCTAATAACACCCCCCAAGTAATTCCAAGTCCACTTATCAACAACCATACAAGACTTACTGTTACTGCGTACATAACAAACTCTACAGCCAACGCGTAGTCAGGAATATACGGACTGTTCTCTACTAGCATCGACTCCGCCAACGCCGCTTGTATATAGTGAGGCTCTAGTAATCCAATAGGGGTAGCGACTTGAGGCATTACACCTTTTGCAGTCACACCAACAAACACAAACTTACCATCTACATCCATCTCTTGTAGCGTAGTTTCACGTGGAACAATCCAACTGACCCATTTGCGCCCTAGCGAATCAACCTTTACAGGAGGTAAGCCCTGCACAACTACTTCTTCTATACCATTCTGGTTTGTCTTTATGATGTACGTCTTTGCCTCTGCCATAATTTTTAACACTTGTGTGCCAAATGACGCTAACCACCCATCTGGGGTTTTATATAATAGAGGTATTCGCCTTACTAAGTTATCGGCTTCTACAGGAGCACTAGCAATGCCTTGTTCCGTCCAGTACGAGTCCTTCAGTATGTCTATGTTTTGTATTGTTCCTTTTGCAGTATAGCCCCCGACTTCCTCACCTTTTATTACTGTGCCGACAGTATCTGGGTACTGCCCGTTGTCATGCTCAAACATAGCCAGTACAGATGGCCCGTACCCAAGCGTTTCCGCAAAGAACTTATCACCATGCTTAACCCTATCTGGATGTGGAAAACCAATAACCCAACCCACACCTGTAGCGCCTTTTCTTAACAACTCGACTTGTATTTCTCCTAGACGGACACGCGACAAGGGGTATCCACCCTCACGATCTACGTCTTCTTCAGTAATGTTAAGTATTGCAAAGTACCCGGATTTATCTGGAGTCTCTATAAAATGGTCAAAAGTACGGAGCTTTAGCACTTGATAGAAAGTTGGTTGGTAGATTAGCGGTGTAGCAAACAACGCTATAAGTAATAATCCCTGTAGTTTTCTCATGATCCTTGCACCATCCTTATAGTAGAGTCTGACCCACCGTTAATTTTTACTACTTTTTCTACGCCTTCTTGCATGATTATAACGGTATACGCATTGCTTGCCTCAACATCTAGCCGCATACTCTGCCCAACAAATCGACGCAAACTAATGATATTACCCGTAACTAACGTAGTTATCTGGGTGTCTTTGTCTTGTCCTAGTGCTGTACCTGTAATACTGGTGCTGGTTGCTTGTTTGAGTTTGTCCTCTTCTTCAGCAACTGCCAGAGCATCGAGGACGTTCAGCATATCTTCTAAGAAGTTAACGTCAAGATAGTTTATATCTAACTCAGAAAATTCAAAGCTAGGGTCTTCTTCTAAGAAATCATCTGCTAAAAAATCTACATCTAAGCCAGAAAAATCTAAATACGGGTTGTCCTGCACAACAGTCTGCACTTCCTCTACAACTTCTGTGCTTTTCGGGGGAGTTACAATCAACATGTTGTCAATTAGGTCTAAAGATAGGTTAAGTATTGCAGGTTTAGACGGCATACGCTCAAACAACGCAGTCGTCGTCGATTGGAACGGTTTGTTTAGCGTAACGCTACCCATCCCTGTAGACACCACAATCTCTCCAGACGATATGCCATTCGCATCAGGCAGTAGAATAATCAGGCTTTTGCCAAACTCATCGACCGTACAGGTAAAATCTGTACCCCGTATGGCTATATTAGCAGTAGGTGTGGATAGTAATATGTTGCGTTTGTCTATCTTGCCAAGCCGACTGGTAATAAACCGCGCTGTACCACCAGCAAACTTGAGCGCCATCTTTGACTTTTTGGGGTTTGGATCGTAGATATACTCGTCAATAACCAGCTTACTGTGCTCAGTCAGTTTTACCCGACTGTCATCTTCAAAGGTTATAGCCATACGACCGTTTGAGGTCTGTACGTTATCTAAAGACTGTATACCTAGATTAAGTTCAGCACCTAAGTCTTTGTCTCGTACAACCTTTGCATTGCCGTTTAGTTCTGATATTGCTCCAATATCAGCAGCCCACAGCGGTTCCTTGATCATCTTGCTCGACACAAACAGTGCCATTAGAGCCATTAGAAGTAATCTTGAGCCAATCATTATCCTGTGTACTCGTTTGAGAAACTGTAAACGTGCGGCTACCACCTGTATGGTCTAACCAAAAGTAACCTCCTGCACTAGCATTAACACCCGTACCAGTATACGTCACCGTGTTATCGGAACCATCAATGTCCATATAGTTAGTCGCTTGGTCAATATTAATCGTAGAGGTAATTGTGTTGTTAGACCCCTGTAATATCCAGTCTAAGTCTAAAGTACCAGCCGCCGCCGTAGTTGCTTGATTTAGCGTCATGGTATTACTAGAGCCTGTCACGTTAATATTGACGTTTGAGCTGTCAGCTCCGTAAGTATTGGTTGTATCAGTTGAAACTGTCATATCATTTGAATCACCTGTAAACTGAAAAAATCCAGTGTACGAGTCTGCTGTTATGTCTCCTTTCCAAAGGTTACTCGAACCTATCTGATTAATGTCGAGTGTGTTAGTCGCACCAATAAAATCAAAATCTGTAAGAGTACCTGCTACAGAACCAACGCCACCGATTAGGTTGCCACCGCCTTGTTGTTCTAGGTCTATATTTGCAGTCGCTCCCGACTGATCCATCCAAATCTCGTTATCCACAGCCAGCACAGCCTGTCCTATACCACCTGCAACCAAATAAACCCACACAATAATAGATAGAACTAATAAACTTATATCTCTACTATTCATCTTTAACGCTCCAGTATCCTGCCGTAAGGCCATCTTGAATTGTTTGGAGAACTGCCGTTTCTATGGCGGCTTGGAGGGCTAGATTTATAGACTCGTTTTGGACTGAGCCGTTCTCGATTTCAATTAACTCTGTGCCTTGAGCAACAAATTTGAAAACATCCTGATTATATCCTACACTAAGAATACTCTTTGTGACTAGCACTTCGAGCAAAATTCTCCCCGTTAATACCGAAATGGTACGTAGCGAGACAGTTACTGTATCTTTTCGGTATCTTTTTGATGCCCCAATACCTAGATATCTAGCACCAGAACCACCAGAAGTAAGGTTGCTTTCATACCCCACAACGCTTCCTTCCATCAGCAAACCTGCAAACATCAACGGTTTTAGTTTCTGTGCTTCGTTAAAATCCTCTCTTGCAGACCGAATCAACTGCCGTTCTTT